TCGATGCCGCTCGCGCGCACGCGCTCCGGCACGCTCACGCTGCGCAGCGACCGCAACGGCCTCGCGTTCGAGGCGACGCTGCCGGATACCACGCTCGGGAACGATGTGCGCGCGCTGTTGGAGCGCGGCGATCTCTCGGGCGAAATGTCTTTCGGTTTCTTCGTGGTCGAGGATTCGTGGTCGAAGGACCGCAGCTCCCGGCTTGTGAAGAAAGCGAACCTTGTCGAGGTGTCCATCGTGCAGGACGCCGCGTACCCCCAGACCAGTTCGAGCCTGCGCAGCGTTAGCGCGGCATACACCGAAGCCGTCTATGCGCGGCTCGCACTCCACTTCAGAAGGATGGCAGATCATGTCTGACGAGTTGAACGAGATCCAGTCGATCACCCACGAGTACCGCAAGTCGCTTGCGGCCTACGAGGCCCGCACGGGCCGCGCGCCGCAGACCGTCGATTTCGCCGGAAGCGGCGAGGACAAGCAGAAGTTTGCCCGTATGGACGCCGACCTCGACGCCGTCGAGATGCGCGCGCAGCTCGCGGCCACGCAGGCGCGCCTCGCCAAGCTCGAGTCGCAGCCGACTCTTGACTCGCGCGCCGCGTCGACGCGCCCGATGGATCCCGGCATGGCCGAGTCCGCGCGCTGGCTCAAGGCGATGGTGAACAACGACCAGGCCGAGATCCGCGCGCTGGCGCTGTCGACCTCGAACGCCGGCGTCCCGACCGACATGGAGCGCCGCATCGTGCAGCGCCTGTTTGATGCGAACGTCATGCGGCAGATCGCGCCCGTGACGCAGATCGACTCGAAGCGCACGATCACCGTCGAGAACGCGCTGCCGACCACCAGCCTCATCACCGAGGCGGCGGCCATCGATTCGCCCGGCGACCCGAGCTTCGGAACCGCGGTCTCGGTGGTCCCGTACAAGTACGCGACGCGCGTTATCCTCTCGCAGGAGTTCATCGAGGACGGCATCGGCCAGTCCGGCATCGGCTCGGCCCTCGACTACGTCGCGAACCGCTGCGCGCTCTCCATCGCGCTCAAGCAGGAGGACGCGTACGTCGCGGGCACTGGCAGCAGCCAGCCCGAGGGCATCTGCGGATCGACCACCGGCAAGCCCATCTCGCAGGGCGTCGATCTCGGCTCGGGCGTGGCACTCACCAGCGTGACCGCCGACAACCTGATCGACGCGCTGTTCACCGTGAAGCCTGTCTACCGCAACTCGCCGCGGTTCCGCTGGCTTTTCAGCGATTCGATGGTGAAGACGGTCCGCAAGCTCAAGAATGCGATCACCAGCAGCGGCGCGCAGGAATTCATCTGGACTCCGGGTACCGCGAACGCGAACACCATGGTGGGCGGCATCCCGGCGACCGTGCTCGGCGTGCCGTACTCCGTGTCGCAGTACGTTCCGACGACCACCGGAAACAACACCGTCTACGCGGTCGTCGGCGATTTCAACTACTTCGAGATTTTCGACCGGACCGGAATCACCTCCGTGGTGGATCCGTACTCGCTCTCGAACAACCACCAGACGGCGCTGATCTTCTACACGCGCACCGACAGCCACATCATGCTGGCCGAGGCGTTCGCGTACATCCGCGGCTGATTCCATTCGCATCGCGGCGTCTGGGGGGAAACCCCCAGATGCCGTTTCAATGAGCATCCCGCTCTCAACAATCAAGTCGGCGCTCAAGATCGACTACGCCGACGACGACGCGGACCTGATCCGTCTGCGCGAGGCTGCCCTCGACCTGGTCGAGCGCAAGACCGAGCTGATCCTGTCGCCAAAGGCGCGCACGCTGTACCTCGCGTCGTTCAAGGACACGCTGCTGCCGGATCACCCGTTCAACTCGCTGACGAGCGTGCAGTACCAGGACACCGCGAACGCCACGCAGACGATGCCGGCATCCGACTACTGGATCGACCGCACGGACGGGCCGATGGTCCGTCTGCGGTTCCTCGAGACACCCGGCATCTACGAGGGCACCGCGATCACGGTGACCTACAACGCCGGATACAGCGTGGTCCCGAATGAGATCGTGCACGCGGTGATCGCACTTGTCGGCGCGTGGTACAACAACCCAGAGGCGTTCCAGCCCGTCGGGCTCGCGACCGTGCCGCTGTCGGTGGAGTACATCCTCGACGCCGTGGGAACGGGGAGTCGCATCCGATGATCTCCGGCGGCCTTCTCCGATTCTCCGCGCTGGTCCAGACGCCGAGCGCGACGCTCGACTCGCTCGGAATGCGCACCGCGACATGGACGGACGGGAGCCGTTTCCGCTGCGATCTCCGGGAGACAAGTGCGACGGAGCAAGGCTACGCCGATGGCGTCGCGGTCGTCCGGTCGATCGAAGTGCGCGCTCGCTGGCAGGCCGTGCAGAACGCGGCCCTGACGGAGGTTTGCCGCATCGTCGTGCGCGGCCGAACGCTGAAGGTCAACGCCATCCGCAACCTGGACGAGGCCGATCGGGTGGCGGTCATCGACTGCACGGAGGTGAACTGATGGCGACGATTGAGTCCGCTGTCCGGGCAATGCTCACGCAGGGCACGACGCTATCCAGCGTTGGTATCCCTGATTCACGGATCGCGCACGGCTACCGCCTGCAGGATTCGATCCTGCCCGCGCTCACCTACGAGCTCGACCAGGACGAGCGGATATCGATCGGCTCGCCGACACTCGCGCGTGTACAGGTCGAGATCCGCGTGATCGCGGAGCGTACCGAGGCGGCCCTCGCAGTCATCGACGATGTGCAGGCCGTGTGCGTACCCGGCACCTACGACACGGTGCCATTCAGCGCCGTGCAATGGCTCGGCCACACGATCGAACCAGCCAACACCGCAGACGGCGACGAAAACACCCCGGCTGAACTGGTGTGCATGGCCGACATCTACTACACGGAGCCCTGATCATGGCACTTTCTGGAACAGTCGCAGGAATCACCGCAGGCGGCACGACGATCACGGCGGTCGGCACGGCCACATTCTCGCTGAACACGCCGGCAATTGAAGTCACCCCGATCGGATCGACGACGCAGTCGTACATCGCCGGCGCGCTCGGATGCACCGGAAGCCTGGATATCTTCTACGACCAGACTTCCGGCGGGCACACGACGCTCGACGGCTACGCGACGGCTCGCAGCTTCAACACCTGGGTGCTCACGCTCGCAACCGGACAGACGATCAGCGGGAGCGCCATGATCACCGGCTACGAGATCACCGCGCAGGCGCAAGGCGTCACCCGCGCGAGCGTGTCGCTGCAGTTCGATTCCACGATCACCATTGCATGAACGACATCCGCGCCATCTTCACGCTGCAGCCCGTGCGCATCGACTGGCGCGGGACGCCGCTCGACATCCGGCGGCCAAGCGCGCTCGACATCATCGAAGCCCTCGAGGTGTCGAAGTCGCAGCCGGAGCGGATGTACGCGTGGTTCGTGTTCCGTCACTTGGAGCACGCGGGAAAGCCGGTGTTCCCCACGATCGACGACGCGCTCGCGGCAGACGGCCATGCGATCGTCGAGCTCGGGAGGGAAGTCGAGCGCCTGTACGGAGAAGGCCGGGACTAGATCAGGGCCAGCGCGCGGTGCTCCGCTGCGCCCTCAAACACACGAGCACCACGATCGACCGCATACCCGCAGCCCTGATCAATGTTGAACTTGATATCCCGGATTGGGACAGCATTCGCGCGCAGCTCGCAGAGCGTGCCAGGTCGCTCGTCGGGACGGGGATACATCTCGGCACAGGTTGATCCCGCGAGCCTCAAGGCCACGACGCGCGCGCTGCAGGCGCTAGAACCCAAGATCCGCAAGAAGGTCGCCGCGAAGGCGCTTCGCAAGTGGGGGCAGGCCGTTCGAAAGGTCGCGAGGCAAAGCGCCTACAGGAACGCAGAGCGCACGAAGGCGCAGCTGACATACAAGATCCGCGCGTACAAGAAGGCCGTATGGGCAGGCGTCGGCGTCAAGACCGACAAGGTGCGCAACCCCAACCAGCGGGGACGGATCGGCCGCAAGTCGCCGTTCGTCGGATGGAAGTCGCACTTCATGGAGGTCGGCTGGCACGCTTTCCCGAAGGGAGTCAGCGGCAACGCCGAGCGCGTGAAGGAAATCCTCCGCAACCGTGCGATCGATGAGGGTCGGGGAGGCAGGACGACCTATTTCCGCACGCTGAAGAGCGGGAAGGTCATTCAGCAGAGCACGCGCGCGCGAAAGAGGACGCTGTCGGCCGGCGGGTCGTTCGGCGGCGGGCGCGGGTGGCGAAAGGGGATTCGCGGCCGCAAGGGTGTGTTCCAATCGCAATACGCGCGCCACTACCTGTGGCGTGCAGCGCAGTACGGGCGCGCGAACGCGAAGCGCATGATCTCGGATTCGATCGCGGAAGGCATCCGCGAGATCCAAAGGGGCAATGCGGCATGACCGCCCTCCCAAATCTAAAAGTCCCGGTCACGGTTCAGACGGACCAGATCGCGCCGGCCATGCG